CAACAGCCTTGGGTTTAGGTGCATTTGTCTTCTCAGGTAATCCCTTACGTTTTCTCCTCTCTTTATCTGCTGCATTTAGTGTCATGTTACCCTTACTAACTTCATCCGCTAGGTCAGGTGCGTCACGTTTGATTGCCTTGGCTGTCTTTACTGCTGTTGTACCTACGTTAAGCTGATCCGCAGAATCTTTGGTGGACTTAACCTCGGACGAATTCGTCTTAGGTTCCAAGTCAGTCCTAGCTCCAGATGTCATGTTAGCCAAAGCAGCCGCAGTCATAGCCCGTTGACCCGTGGTCAGATGCCTACGCATAAGGTTAGCTGCAACAACACGGTCACGGACGACATTGAACGGCATATCATCTGGTAGATATTCGTAAGTAGGCTTAACGTCAGCCTTCAAACATGCCATGTGTCTATGACGACCATCTACAATCCAGCCTTGCCACATTAGTATTGGCTCAAATAGACCATACTGCTTAATACTTCCAATAAGCCAATCGAACTCTTGAGTGTCTTCAAACGACACAAACACTGTTGATAGTTCATGGTACTTAGGTTCTTTAACCTCTGACCTAACCTTTGGTTGATTGCCACTAAAGTCTACGGGCAACCAATCCTCATCCAAAACTTCCATACTTACGTCCCTTTCTTTTGTTATAACTAATAGTAGAAGTAACTAAAGTTATAACTTATGTAAACCCTACACTTACCTATAGGGATATATCTTAAGATTTGTAACATCACGAATTGTTACAGAACTAACTTTCTTAACTTCTTTAGGGCAGAAGTTTCTTGCCTTGATACCCACATCTTGCTTTTACCAACGACATTAGATACCTCATCTTGTGTCATATCACCAAAGAATCTCATATCAAGTACATCTAATTCTTCTGCCGTTAATTTCTCACGGGCAGTCTTTATAACATAACTTGCAAGCTCCTTAGCTTCATACCTAGATACATGCTCCCTACTTGAAGCTCCATACTCCTCACTGTACTGACCGGATGTAGACGACAAAATAACTTTTAGCCACTTATGTCCAGTCTCAGACATATCCCCAGTGGTTTTATCGTTTATATCACGAGTAAGCCTACGGGTGATATTGTGCGCAGGTACTGCAACAGGTAGTACGTCAATGTTTATGTAATCGTGCATACGTCTCTTAGCTTCCCTGTAGAGGTGCGCTGGATGCACTTCCTCATTATCCTCCAGTATCTCGTAACACTTAAGTACACCCTCTTGTACCATGTCATCACGGTGTGACGGAGAGTTGAACCTGTTTGCCACACGCTCACACATTTCTAGTATTTCATGCCCAGTTAAACTCATGCTCTGGCTCCTGTTCTAGGTACATCTGACGTTGCCTGATGAGGTAAGCGACCTCCTCAGCTTTTACATCTGGACACTTCTCTAGCGTCCTCACGATCTTCTTTATGTCCTCTTTAGTCATAGCTTATCTTTACCCTCCAGTTGATTGATACGCATCTGTGCATAGCGTATGACCTTCTCAAGGTCTGTGATCTCGCTCTGGACATCACTCATTCCCTCGTAGGGCTTGTACCCTGCACGACTAGCATACTTGATGATATTCCCACGCCAGAACTCAAAGCCATTCTGCATGATGTATGTGATGGGTTCTATTTTCCATCGGGCGTAGTGCTGCGGTTCGTTAACTATGTCTGCTGTATGTTCTGCCATTACCGTACCCTTAAAATCTTCCATCACTCTTCCTCCAAACAAAAGTCACACCATGTACCTCTACTTGCATTACCACAACTGACACACTTGCGCCACTTATTCTTTTCGTCACGTTCCTTCGATGCCTTGCGTTCTTCCTCAGTCATTGGTCTTATCATTGTCTGTCTCCCAGTACAGGCCAGTCTTAATCAGCGACACAAAGCCTACGTTAAAGATAGCCATAAATGTCTCAGGGTCACACTCTACCTGTAGCGTAGCACTGCCATCTTCATGCTCAGTTATTTCAGTTATCTTGACTTCACTCATCTCTCAATGCCACCCATGATACAGGGAACAGGTCTTCCATCTTAAGGCTGATGGCCCATGCTACCTCTTGTGTTTCTGCCTGTGTGTCTTCCTTGCACCGTAGACGACACACATCAGCGAAGGCATCTAAGCTACCTGACCAATACCATTCAGTCATCATACTTTGCGGCAGTACAATACGAGCTTGCTCAGGCGCTACACCCTCAGACAGTAAGGTCTTGTATGTAGACAACTGCCTGTTCCATTGTACCTCTTGGTCAAGTGTTATGTTTACGACACCCTCAGAGCCTTGCTTTTTGTCGGCACTACGCCCACGCCATTGCTTCGGTTCGTAGAACTCAGGTTCACTATCAACGTAACGCCGACTAACCTCATTCCATCGCAGGAACTTATGCTTGACTAGCTGCCTAGCGACAAATATCGGAGCCTTAATCCTAAAGGTAGCGAAGCAATGTCCGAACGGACTGATGTGCTTCTCTCTGGCAAGGTAACGGATCAACTTGGCATCCTTATCCTTGAGCTTAGGTGGCCCCCAAGCATCATCCTCTAGCTCACTCTCTTTAGCGAAACTTACTCTTGCGCTATTGGCAACCGTTAAGTCACTACCACAGTGGTGAATGTATTTTGCTTTAATCATCAACACTTACCCCTATACATTCTATTGCTTCATTCTTATCGTTGACCATAACCGAAGCATCCTTCAGCGCAGACTTGCATAGGGTCTCATTCTCATACGTTCCCAAGTGATAGTACCTAACACCTTGCTCTGGGACAACGACAAACCATATTAGTATCCATATTGTATTCATCTTACTTTCCCTTCTCTATATCATCGAATATATCAATTAGAATCCTCGTACTATTTGGAGGTAGTTGGAGGGTAGTTCCATTGCTATTCCTAAACATCATGCTTTCATCCCCAAAGTAATGGGCAGTCCAGCCTTCACCTATGTAGGAACTCTTGATTAGTGTGTGTGCATCAACTGTCATAGCGATTGTCCTTTGTGTTTACGCTTACGTTTTAATATAGGCTTTTTCTTAACAGGTACAACCCTCATTTTGTATTTAGGCTGTCTTAGGTCTTTAGCCATAGGGTTAGGTCTCCTGTGTTTCATTAGAACGGTACTTCATTATTTCCATTGCGGGGGTCATTGTAGTAACCCTTCGCCAGATACTCTAGTCGTGGATCAAGCAGTTCCTCTAATTCACGGATGATAGACTTGGGACGGATACCCATCTCTTCCAAGTGTTGCTCAAGTGTCATGTTAAACATTCTCATTTCCCTTCGGGTGCTGTGTAAAAAACGTGTGTACCAATGCGACCATCTCGGTGGTAACTTTTGGCCCAATATGGTGATACTGAGGTAGTATGATAGTGGGTAGAAGTCAAGCCAATACGGTCACCTTTTAGTGCTGACTTAGCTATAGTCTCAGCTATATCAATGGCTTGTCTGTCGAATACGTTGCTGTTGTACTTGCGATAGTCATCCGATTTTCCATCGTGGGTGAACGAGAACTGCTTATGTTGGAAGACAACGGCACAGATTTTGTCGGGCCAACGGGGTGATTCTACCCTAGTCATTACGACCTCAGCAACGGCCCTCTGTCCTTCCAGAGGTTCACTACGGCTCTCAAAGAAGACCGCTGCTGCTAAACACATAAGGGGTGTCATTCGATCTCCTCCTCTTTGATTATTCGATCAATGTAGTCTCTCATGATCCTTTTCGTCGCTAAGGATTCCCCTATAATAACGCTTCGCACTACATCATGCACTACACAACCTTTAAGTCTGATATAGTTACGATCACCACCTATCGTTATTTCGGAGGAATAATTGCTGCCATTTGTATAGAACTCCGACACCTCGCATTCTCTTGCCGTTGGGCTTCCAGAAAGTTTTAATATCTCCCTTGGGTAATCTCCGAGGGTACGGGTGGTCTTATAAACATATGCTACCATCAGACTATCTCGTTACCCATAGCAAAGATGTGACGACCACCAGCCTTCATAGCCAGTACACGGTCAATACAGAAGCTCTTGTACTTGGGCTTCTCACCATCCTTACCTACGAACATAGGGATCAGGTTGTGAGCCTTGAGAACGTCAGCGGCCTTACGACCACGTTCACCACCCACGAGGTATTTCTTGACGTTCAAGCGACCATTGTATGTACGCTCCTCGTTATCTTTAGTGAGAAACTTAACGGTGATGAACTCGTTAGCGTTCTCTGCCAGTACCATGCTTACCATGCGTGTATCTAGTGCCATTGTGCTTACTCCGATTTAGTGTTGATTACATATATAGGCGAATCAGTTAGTGATCTCAGTGTACTTGCATGTTTATCAGCTTGTGCCTTGGACATCAAGGGTAATTTTAGTTGCATTATGATGCCGTTGGCTTCAGTTGCTATTGCGAATTGTGTCATGTGTATTCCTTATTTCCATCGTAGGGGGGTCTTAATTTCCACTGCTGGGGTCTTGGGCGGTTTGCCTCATGCTATG